AATTATTTACATTAAAATATTGATAGTTACCAAATCCTGAACCCAATGCACCACCACCTACATAAGCACCTCTTTGAAAATTTTCATTAAGAAAAAACTCACTTGGAAAAGAAAAATTATAATTAACTTGGTCAATCTTCGTTGGTCTGCTTATAAACCTCAGCATTTCTGGTGATATAGGCTTAACATCTTCATTTACACCAACCTCAATATCGTATCTATTATTTGTTACTGTTGTTCCTAAAAGTGTAGTATTGAACTGCCTTAAATTTTGAGCAGTACTCATAAACAACTCCTCCGGCCTAAATATCATCCACTTTCCCTTGTACTGCAAAAGTGTTTGGCTAAATGCTGAGTTTATTTTGTCAAGTACATTATACTTATTATCATATTCTCCATCTCCAATGCTAAATGTTTTTGTATCAATATAACATTGACCTATTGATGGAGTATCAAGAGTATCATCCATTGATGAATGATATAAATTGCTTATTACTTTATGCTCTACAAATGTCTGTATAGTTCCATAAGCGGCATATTGAATTAATTGCAAAGGAGTATATTTGCCAACTAATTCATTTCCTATATTGTCAGCAAGAGGAACTGATTGTAATAATCCTAATCCCTCACTTGCTCTTAATGTTATAACATGCTTTTGATCTTGCCAACTTTCTTGAAAATCATCTTGAAGCAAATATCCAAACCAATAATATTGTACTGCACTTAAAAACTCAAATGCTACATAGCAATAAGTATCAGAATTTCCTAAAAAATCATCAATTGATACACCAGCTTGACTAATAAAATTTATCTCTGCTTGTTGCGGTCTTAATGGCTTATAAATATCATCATCAGTATTAAACTCTCTTAATACAAAAGGACTTGTTGATGCTTCTAAATTTGTTATTGACCCACTATAACTATCAACATAAAAATCAACCTTACAAGTATCATTTTGTAAGGTTTTAAAAGTAATTCTATATTTTATTCCGTACGCCATTATCCAATCCTTGATATTTGTGAATTAGTTCTATTCATTACTCCAACAAGGTCTGTACCCCTTTGTACAAATACAACTTGACCATTAAGATTCATTCCACCACCATCTATACCACCTAAATTAGCACCACGAAATATACTTCTACCAGTTCCTAAAAATTTAGCTACTTGCAATATTTCACTTCCACCAGGTAAAATTGTACCTGCTATTTGTGGAATAAGATTAGCTAATGCTTCAAATATTTTACTTGCTGCTAACTTAGCAACTATTTGTCCAATGTTTTTTACAACTGATTTTGTAAAATCCTCAAATGATAATTTTCCTTTTTGCAAGAAATCAATAAATAAATTCTCTAATGGTTCTCTAAATGCATCATCAATGAATTTTGCCTCTTCTTTTAATGCATCTATAATTGCAGTTATTTGACCAAATTGGTATTCAATTAATGGATTTTTATTTACAAAAGCACCTGCTGTTTTATCTAATTTTTTAGGAATTAAATCAGTAATTGCTTTTTCATTTTTCTTTTTTAATAACTCTTTTCGTGCCTTTAATGCTTTATCAAGTTCTCGTGAAAGCATACCATCATCTCCCCACCATATCCTCATGTTTGCCATCAGCAACTTTTGCTTAAAAGCTGCTGATGTTTCTGTAAGAGTACCTAAACCACCTTCCCCATATACTACTTTACCAATACTTTTTTTATCAATTTCTTTTTGTCTTTCCAGTGCTTCATTTGTTGCATCTACTGGTGCTCTTAATGCTATTTGAGCATCTATACTTTTTTTAATTTCTGCATTTAATTCTTGTTTCCTTTTAGTTAATTCTTTTACTACTAAAAGTTGTTTATTATATGCTTCTTCCGCTTGTTTTATATCTCTTGTATCAACCTGGTCTGCTTTACCAATTATTTTTTGTGGTGCTCTTGCTGCTGCCTTTTTTGCTTCATCTAATTTTTTTAATAATGATTCTTGTTTGCTTAATTCAACATTTGTTCTTCCTATTTCTTCTTCAAATCCTTTTGTAACAGCAGCAGCTATAATAGATTCTTTATATGCATCTACTGCTGCTTTTACTGTACCTAATTTTGTAGTTTCTAAATCAAGATTTCCAAAATAATCTTTATTAATTTCTTTTAAAGCATTTAATGCAGCATTTCTTTCATTATAGCTTTTTGTTTGATCTAAAACTATTTTTGAAATAGATTCTACTTTTGCAATTTGACCAGTTGCTGATGCAGATTCTTGTCCTACTATATCTTGTGATGTCCTTAGATTTTTATTAAATTGCTCATAAGAATCTGATAATTCTTTTATCTTCCCAGAAAGTGCATTTGTTTTTGCAAATATTGCATTCATTGCTTCGCTAAATGAACCATATTTCATTGTAAGTATAGTCACAATTGATGTAACTGCACTAAATGCAAGAAATAACCCTGCGGGCCCCATTAATGCACCTGCTAATTGTGTCATTACAGGAGCACCTGTTTTAGCCTCTTGTGTCATTTGACCTAATCCTTGTATAATACCTGGTAGGTTATTTTGAATACCAATAAAACCAAATGGTAAATCTTGAATTGCAAGTGATACTGCTGTTAATGAGTTTTGAGATGCTTTGGCAAATGACTTTGTTGATTCAGCCATTTTATTAGTACCATATTGAAAACCTGTTGCGGTTTTATCAATAACTGTATTTATGCTACCAAATGATTTCTTTATTTCATAACTGAATTTAGAAATCGTTTGCGATGCTTGTGTAACATCCGCATCTATAATTATATTTAAACTCATTTCCCTAAACGTTTAAAGATTTCTCTCATCTCATCTTCACTCATCACATTTTCACTATGCTCATCACCTGGTAACTCCCACAAAGCCTCTGGTGTTTTTGGTGCGGTCTTTGGATCACCCATTAACCGCACCATTGTAAACATCAAAAGTCTTGTTTGCTTATATGCATCTACCTTTCTGCTTTCGCTTCCCCTTATCATTAAAGAAAACTCCCTTGGACTTATTGAATAGAAATCATTTGGCAGAAGGCATAAATCACCAAACGCAAATGCTTCTATTTCTTCCCACGAGTAATCTTTTTTTTTGCTTCTGGCTTCTTATCTACTTCTTGTGTCTTTAAGAACTCATTTTGGCTCCAAACTTGTATTACTGACTTGATGTCCTCCAATACTTGTTCGTTGTTTAAATTAGCCTCTATGAAATCCACAAAGCTTTCAAAAGTATATTCAGCAACCACATCCTTTATCAAGCAATTGTTGTAATAACCGCTATACAAAATATGAGCAATCCCAATCTCGTTTAGCTCATTATTTGAATATGCTTTTCCTTCTACGAATTTATCTGAAAGGTATCTGAAAGATGCCATTCCAAATTTTAGTCCAAGTTTAGTATCGTTAATAGTAATAGTAGTATAATTCATAATTAAGGTGTTACATCAACATCTCCAGTAGAAGTAATAGTACCAGAAAAATTAATAAATTCAGTAGTTGCTTGATTCCAAGTAAGTGAAGTGATGTAGCCAAGGAACTGATGATAGTAAACAGCACCAGCACTTGAACCAGTAAAGGCAGGACTTTGTACTCTTACTGATACAACAGTTTTCAGTTTCATAACAGTAATCAAATCTTCGTAAGATATTTGTTGTCCCGATGGTGATACTTCACAAATTGCATCAAAGTCAAGACTCATTGTTGCATCAGCAACTGATGTCAAAGGCCCACAATTTGTTTGCTCGGTGGTGGAATCAACAGTTGTGTTAACTGATGATGTACGTAGACAAACGAGAGTTTTATAAGATGAGCCACCAGCTACATCAATCTCTACGTTCTGCAATGATCCTAAAATCTGTCCCATTTTATTCTATTTTTGAATTATTGAATTATTGATTATAAGTATTTTTCTGTTGATGAAGTTATTCCCTTCTTGCATTGTTAAGTATCTTGATGATGTTCTTGCCTTTGCATAAATCTGAAATTCCGCATCACCCATATCCTGAACACCAGTAGTAGGTATTAACAAAGTTAAGATTTGGTCAGCAATATCATCAATTATTGCATTATTTCTTGTCATATATTGTTCGCTAAATATATCAATTACCACATCAGCACCAGATACGAACAATTGGTTATTGTTATCTGCCGTTTCAGTTATATCACCTATGATGACATAATTCTCAGGCATTGTTTCAAATGTATCATTTCCGTAAACTGGAATATTTCTACCATTGTAGGAAATATTGCCATTTAGTAGTGACAAGTATTGTGTTCTTATATTATTGCTACAATCTTTCATCCCTATCTAATACTTGTTTAATGTTGCTTTGTAAAGATACTAAACCACTCATAACACTTGGATAAAAATAAGGTGCTGGCCTCATCCATCCTCTTCCGTTCACATAATATTCTTTTGCCAACGCCTGCCATTGAGCCTCTTTCCCTGGATATTGTGGGAAATATTTACCAGTACCAAACTCAATATATGCAGCCATTGGGTCACCCCCATAACCAGCAGCAAGTTCATATACAAATGGTCTAACCTTTGTTGACCTAATTGATGCTCTTATTTCTGGATTGTCAGCAGAAAATATACCTTTTGCCACAGTTGCCATCATTTCACTACCAGCAGCCATCTCCATATCAACCTCTTTAAGCCTACCATCTGATGCTGCTTTAAGTTGTTGTATTGTTTTTGTCAACCCTTGAATATTTATTGACAGTGCTTTTGCCATCTATATCACTACTTTTTTATACTGATGATAGTTCAATCCATCCCAATTCGGAAATTCTTTCAACATACCCATTTTAGCATCTCCTTGGAACTTCTTGCCCCTATTCTCATAACTCCAAGCCGTCAAAGTGAGAATATCAGTAGCCAAGTCCTCTGGAATAGAACTGAATCCACATTGGTATTTAATTATATAAACACCTGGTGAATAGAACCATATTTTACCACCTATAACCTCAAAATCACTGTTCTTTGTCAATATCTCATAGGTGTTCATTCCAGTCTTTATCTTCACCTCATCAACACAAAGCAATGGCCCATAAGGTACATCAAGAATCCAAAATCCTTGGCTTTGTGGTGTAAGTTCTACATTTATCCTTACTGATTTATTAACCAAAGAACAACCCGTCAACTTCTCAATATGCACCCTCGCACCATTTACCAATGATGAAATCAACTCATCATCAGTATCGTAATTGGTAATACGAAGCCAATTCTTAGCATCAGTCAAGCTTACTGGCTCAACCACCGCATCAGCTAATATTGTTATTCCGTCTATATATGTCATCTTTAACTATATTTATTAACCATTTCTCTGAACCAACCTTCAAATTCATCAAGCGTTTTTCGTGTATCAAATTCTCTTGATCTCGCTTTTGCTTTTCTTGAGGCCCATGAATAGGCTTTTTTGTCATCCAACTTTGTAATAGCTTCAACCCAATCTTTGACATTATTCCTATCTTTAATATAAACACCTGCCTTGTCACAATTCTCCTTCAACCCAGGTGTATCAGTACAAATTACCGGAATCCCACTACACATCGCCTCTGTTGCTGTCCTTCCCCAACTCTCATACTTTGATGGCATGAGAAGTATCCTTGTCTTTGCGTACCATTGCTTAATATTTGGCGAATTAGGCACATAAGTCACATTTGGAAGGCTTGGAGTTATCTGCTCATCGTATGACCCTAAAACCCCTAAAAATGACTTGTGTGGCATTGCTCTTGCAATCTCGCCAAATATCTTCCCACCCTTGTTCTCGTTTAAGTTTATTAAAGTGATATATTCAGACTTCTCAGGCTCATTCCCCAAATCATAGTAATTGTAGTCTACTGGTGGAGTCACTATAAAATTACTAAAATTATAGTTCAAAAGTTCTTTTAACCATAAAGAATTGTAAATGATGTGCTGATTTTTCTCCGCATCAATAATCTCCTGATATGGGTGTGAATTGTGAATCAGATGGAAAACAGGCTTCCTATACATCTTTGCTATGTGAATTGTCCACCTTGTGTAGTCCAAATGAGTAAATACCGCATGACTCCATCTCATTAGGTTTTCAATCACATTTAAATTGGGAGGAAAAACATCAATACCATCAAATATATAATTATTTCTTATCTTATACTTGTTCGCATCATGTAAAAGAACTCTAACATTGTGACCCTTAGATTGCAAATCTTTTAGCATAAAATGGAGCATCCATTCCGCACCGCAGTTGTGATCTGGAGGGTAAAGATGCACAGAAGCAACAATGTTCATAGTCAAATTAGTTTAGCTGCCGAATCATCAAATATTCTTGTATAATCGGCAAAGTGATTCCACAAATCGCTTTGATGTGGCTTTTGCCAAGCAATCATGGGTTTAATTATATAAGTATTTCCTCTTGGATGTATATTGGTTTTTAACCAATCATCAAACATTATGCTTGTATCAGTATATCCTTTACACAATTCCTTTGGGTTGTTATACATCACTGCGTGAGTAGTCCATGCCCCAAATGTCTTGTAAAGGTTTTCACTATACTTCTCAATAGGAGCAATAAGATTCGCCCCAAGGTAACACAATTCCCAATTACTTGGTAGTTGAGAAATAGCATCCTCAAAATGAGTGAAATCCCTTATCTCAACATCATCTTCAAAGAGCAATAGTACACCATCAGTACTATTAATTATTTTCTGCATTGATAGGTTGAATGATGTCTTTGCATCCTCATGCTGAACGGCATAAACAACCTCACCACTCAATGAGTTTCGGTGCATCTCTTTCAATGCTCCATAAAGCATTTTTGAGTTATTAGTAGATAGTATTTTTACTTCCATAGTACAAAGTTAAAAAAAAGGGGCGATAAGAATACCGCCCCCCAAAATATACACTCTAAAAAAACAACACCTTAGATTGCACCATAAACCGCAGCAGTCGGTTGGAACTGAAGCAGTTCGCAACGAGCTTCGCAACGGAAGGTGATGAGGTTCTTGATGAAGTCATCCTGATCAAACTCAGTGCTACGAACATTCAAACCAGATTGTTGAGCAATGGCGAACTTAGTAGTGTCCATTACATACATCCTTGAAGCAGTAACCAAAGAGTGAGGAACAACAGGAATACCAAGGATTCTTACATTACCATTGTTGTCAATAACCATTCCACCAGGAAGTGAATAGTCACCTGGCTTGGTTTTCAACAAAGCGGCCCAACCAGCATGAGTCATCAAAGAAAGATTTGGCATCCAGTTCAAAGCACCCAACTGAGCAACATAATCAATGAACTTCTCAGCAGTATTAGCACCAGAAGAAACACCTGCGGTTGCACTTGAAGCGATTGCATTCAGATAATAAGTATCTTCTGCCTTTTGGAAATCTTCAATCAAAGACTGCTGAAGATATGCTTGCAAGAATGGCAAATCATCAATCATCTGACGGCTAACTTTAGCATAACCAGCGATGAAAGAGAGAGCAGTGTTTACAACTGTTACATCGTAATCAACTTGAGGCTTAGAAGAACCTTCAGTTTGCTTACCGAAAGAACCTTCACCTACTGGAGTGTTACCTCTTGGGAAAGAAACTGAACCGGTAGAAACGGGGATGATGTTGAATACAGAACGCAGATGTGGGTTTACAAAAGACCTCAAATATGCATTGTCAACATAAGATGTGTAAACAGAACCAGTCAGGTTAGTACCGATGGTCATTGTTTGAACAGCTTTGGCATCCATTTCGTAGTTGAAACCTTTACCATTGCCACGAGCAGCAGCTTTGATATCGTTCCATCCTTTCTCAACAGCAGAACCAATCTCGTTCTTAATGTTCATGATATGCTCACCATAAGAAGTTGCTACTTTAGCACTTTCTTTAGCTTGCAATTTGCCAAAAGATGCTTTAGCCTCAAGAACTTCGTTCCTTGCTTCGTCAGCAGTCTTGTTAGCCTTAACCAATTGCTCATTGATTTGCTCAATCCTTGATTCAAAAGCCTTTGCAGCTTTCTCTGTGTTGGCAGCAACTTCTGCCTTCTGCTCAGCCAATTTGGCTTCAAGAGCAGATTCAAACTTTTTTAAATCTTCCATTTTACTTTTAATTTAGAATTTTCTTAATATTGATATTAGTGACTGCTCAAGCTCCTCGTTGTTCTTTTGCTGCACAGGTGTATTTTCAACTGCCTGTGTGCTACTTGCCTTCTCAATCGCTTGCGCCAATTGCCTGACCTTAATCAGACATAGTTCAATTGTCTCGTCAGTTACATCGCTGTTTCTGATAAACTTCTCAAATGTCTTAATTTGTTCTTGTATCTTAGTACATTCCTCCAAACTTTTTATCCCCAAAATTGGTGTATATTCATTTGCACCCCATGCAGTAAGGCTTGATCCTTCAAAAAGCATCACCTCGTGTATCTCATTTGCTTCTGCTGCCTTTTGCTCTCTCAAAGTCCTAAATCCAATTGAGTGTTCACCAATCAATCCACTCTCAACCATTTTGATAAAGTCTTGCCCAAGCCTATGAGTTCCTACTTGTGAACGATAGTATAGACCATAATTATCTTCCTTCAACTCAATGATCCTACCAAGGGGTTGGCTTGGGTCATGGTTCAATAAATGCTTTACCCTTCCTTTTGCCTCTGGCCCCCAATCTTGGATTGACCTCTTGAACGCACCTGGCATCATTATATCGCCATCAGAGTCAACCATTCCAAATGCAGAAAAATAACCGCTTACCTCTCCTTTCTTTGAGTCAACATCTTTTACGTTGGCCTCAAATGATTTGTAATTGTATATCATACTTTTTTTATTATCAATTTGATTTAATTTCCTAATTGCCCACTCAATTCCTGCATCTCCTCCCCATGCATCCCACATAATGCCACCACAACCTTCAGAGTATGGCACATCCTTATTTTGCTGATGCCTTTTAAAAGATGCCATCCTTGCAATGGTATCTCTGCTTATTCTTTCTCTACTTGCCAATTGATTTGCTCTTGTCCATCCAACTGGTGTACCACAATCACTACCATTCTCCTCTTTATACTTTAATGCCCTCTTTGCATTGTTGGTTGCTGCTTCAGGGTAATCATTATACGTTTCTTCTTTGTACTTATCCGGTTCTCCTTTCTCATCTTCCTCTTGTGCAAGATACGCAACATAAGCACGTTCAGCGCTTGCTCTTGATGTGTACATACATTCACCATCTCCTATCCTAAATTTTCCGTCACCGCAACTATATATCGGCATTATTACTGTTTTAAAATTAACCTACCATTGGCATCGCGCTTTGGAATAAATCCAACCGTACACCTACAATTTATAGTAAATCCTTTAGGACTCTTTGGGTCTCCTGGTATCTCAGCTACAACAGGTCTCCCAAGCTTATCTCTACTGGTGAAGTTCTCATCAAATGCAACTACTTGCCCATCCATATCCCAATGATCATAAGAGTCTTTGGGTATCCTCCTCGTTCTGCTATCTCTCGTTGCAATCCAAATCTTGTCAACCAAGAAGTCATGCTTACTTGCCCCAATAAACGCAGCATAATTGCTCGCCCTCATCACCTCAGTCCTCGCTATCCTTGTTGCCCTCATCTTAGCATATCCAAGCTCCTCATCCTCCATTATCAATTGTGCTATCTCATCACTATTTAACCCTTGCGCAATGCCAAGTGAGATAATGGCATCAATCTTCATCTTAGTAGTATTGGTCATGTTGGCAACCAATTGTAGTCCAAATTTAGTTAAAAAAGTAAGCATCTCATTAACCCAATCTAAATTTAGTCCAAACGGATTGCTTGCCTTTCTGCTCATTATCCCAACCGCCCTATAACTTGCATTGCCAAAAAGTATCGCAGCTTCTTTGTACAATTGCTGCATAATAGTAAACATCTCCTCGTTCCATACATAAGTACCCATCATGCTCCTTGTTGCCTCCGGCCCATTCTTCTTCAGCATCACAATAAACCGCTTCAAGTCCTTGTCAATCGCATCAGCAAACATTGCAGTATATTTTGCATCAAGCTGGCTCCGTAGCCTCTCCACTTTGATCCAATATTGCT